CCCCACCGCCGTCGCCGACGGCTACCTGCGCGACGGCCGCGGCTTCGATCTGGCCAAGGTAAAGGGCTGGTATACCCAGGAGTGGTACCAAAACCACGACATCAACGAAGGCAGCACCACCGTTCGATTTGCCATGCCACAAGGGTTCTGGGAACGTGTGCTGGATAAACCCGACCGCTTCGGCAAGCTCAAGGCCCGCGCTGTGGGTAATTACAAGGGGTTGGTCTGGCAGGCGCCCATCTTCACAGACGCAGAATTGGCCGAAGCCGACCAGGTATTCGTTACCGAAGGCATTTTCGACGCTATCAGCTGGATTCATGCCGGCCGCGTGGCCGTCAGCAACATCAGCAGCAGCAACTTCCCCAGTGATCTGCTGGAACGCATCAAGAAGGCCTGCCCGGCCAACAAGAAGCTGCCCACTATCGTCTGGGCACAAGACGGCGACAAAGCCGGACGCGACGCTACGTTAAAGCATGTCGAACGCGCCGATCGCCTCGGTTTCAAAAGTGCTGCAGCCCAGCCAACCACGGCCAAACGCGATTGGAATGACTTGCACCAGCTCGGCCGCATGACCGACAAGGACATCGAGGAATACCTGCACCAGGGCGACTTGCTGTTGGCCAAGTCCCCAGCTGACAAAGCACTACTCATGTACCACAAGCGCGAGCGCCGCCAGTTCTGGTTCACCTTCGGCCACAAGCTCTATTGGTGGGAACTCAACATGGACGCCTACGACCGCGAAGTTGGCCGCGACGTCGATGCCAGTGCATTAACTGCAGAAGAGCGCGACCGCGCCCTCTCCAACGCTGGCGTCGTCAACTGCATCGCCACCGCCATCCCGCGACCTTTGTATTTCCAAGCCAATACGCAAACTGACGAAAGCTGGTACTACTTCCGCATCGAAACCGCCGACGGCATCTACAAAGCACCGTTCACGCCAAAACAGCTCACCGGCGCCAGCGAATTCAAAAACCGCCTGCTGGCCATCAAAAACGCCTGGTACACCGGCAGCGCCAAGCAGCTCGACCGCCTCATGCAAGACATGATGCACAACCTCAAAACCGTCGAAACCACCGACTTCATTGGCTACAGCAAGGAGCACAAGGCTTGGATCTTTAACGAAGTAGCTATCCGCGAAGGGCGCGCCCGCAAGATCAACAGCGAGGACTATTACGAATTCGGCAAGCTGTCAGTTAAATCACTCGCCAGCGAACCCCGCATCGACATCAACCTGAACACCCGCGAATACGACCGAAATTGGGCACAACACGTTATCGGCGCCTTCGGCAGTGCCGGCACCATTACCACAGCCTTTTTCCTCGGCAGTCTGTTTGCCGAACAGATCCGTGGTTTAACCAAAAGCTTTCCATTCTTTGAATTGGTGGGTCAGGCAGGTGCCGGTAAATCCACCCTCATTGAATTCCTCTGGAAGTGCCTGGGGCGCGAAGATTACGAAGGCTTCGACCCACAAAAGGCCACCACCGCCGCTCGCGCTCGCATGTTCTCGCAGGTCTCCAACCTGCCCGTCGTACTGATCGAATCCGACCGCGAAGCCACCGAAGGTGCCAAGGCCAAGCAGTTCGACTGGGACGACCTCAAAACCGCCTACAACGGCCGCGCCATGCGCTCCCGTGGTGTCAAAACTGGCGGCAACGAAACCTATGATCCACCGTTTCGTGGTTCCATCGTCATCTCCCAGAATGACCAAGTGGCAGCATCCGAGGCCATCCTCTCGCGAATCGTTCACATCACAGTTACCCGAGAGCATCAAACGCCTGAAACCAAACGCCATGCAGAATGGCTGGAGCGCTGCCCCATCGAATCGGTTTCCGGCTTTCTGGCTGAAGCAGCCATCAAAGAAAAGCAGATCATGGAACTGTTCCAGCAGTCGACGGTTAAGCATGAACAAACCCTGCTGGCCAACAGCAAGGTCCGCATGATCCGTATCGCCAAAAACCACGCCCAAATGATGGCACTGGTTGAATGCCTGGGCCCGCTCTGCCTCAACCTGATCGAAGACCACGACGTCGAGGACGCACTGGCCAACCTGGTGTACATGGCAGAAGCACGCCAGCAAGCCATCAATGCCGACCATCCCGTTGTTCAGGAATTCTGGGAAGCCGTCGACTACATCGAATCCAGCCGTGCCGACCCCCTGATAAACCACTACGGCAAGCCCGAGATGGGCTTTGCCATCAACGTCAAAGAGTTCGAGCGGTGGTGCGGCGAATTCAAGTTGCGGGTACCGGAATCACGCATTCTCAAGCAACACTTAAAAGGTTCCAAGTCGCGTAAGTTCGTCACCAGTAACCACCCGGTACGCTCAAAAATATCCGCCGATAAAACGGTTAAATGCTGGATATTCGAGGCGCCCAAATAATGCCTATTACCTATAACTGGCCATATCGTCCCGATTAGCACGGTATATAAAACGCCAGCACCAACCCCATAAAACCAGCTTTTTTACTTAATTAACGCCCTCGCCGGCGGGGCTTTTTGCAGCCCGAATTTACATATCGGAGTGAATATGACCACACCAATAAACCTCATCAACACCAGTGCTGACGACGCCAACACACTGCTCGATATTCAGGTCACCCGCGACCCGATCGCCGCACTGGAACTCATCGCTAACACCTACAAAGCCATGCAAACCCAGCAAAACCCACGCGCCACCCTGCGCAAATGCCTTGGTCGTGCTGGCCGGAACGCCCTAAAGAAACTGCAGCAAGGAGCCTGACCATGAACAGCCATATCGAATCCATTACCCGCAAAACGGCTGACGACGAAAGTGAAACCCCGGCAACCGTGCGCAAGTTCTGGCGCTGTAAGTTGAAGAATGACACCCGCGATTACATGGCGGCAGGAAACAGCATTCAGGTAATTGCCAACGGTGTATCGGCCCTTATCCCTCAGGCGTATTCGCTCAATGAACGCAAGCGTCAGGACTTCCTGCGTAGCCAGTTAAAAAGTAGCCAGGTGAAAAAAGGAGCCTGACATGGCACAGCAAGCAACCAAACAACCGGTGGCCATGCAGCTGGTTGCCAGCAACACCAATCCGCGACCACGTTTGGCCAGTTATCTGGAAGCAATGATCCGTCGCAACATCATCATCGAGGAAAACGCCAAGGCGACCATCTACGGCGACTTTTCCGCCGCCGATCTGGAGCGCCTGCGCCGCTGGAGGAACAAGCAATGATGCACGTTAAACAACTGCCGCAATGGCTGCTCATCGGCACGCTGGTCATGGTCTCCGGCTACTGTGAAGTCACCCTGTTCGTCGACTTCGCCGAAGACGGCAACACCATCGACCAGATCCAGCTGGGAGCCCTCGCGGGTTCACTGGTGCTGGCTCAGCACACGTTGGCGCAAAAGGCCGGCAGGCTATTCGCTAAAGGCCATTCCAAAGCCGCCGCTCTGCTGGGGCTGCTGGTTTTTGCCCTGCTTGCAATATCCATCACCGCCAGCACCGTGTTCTATGAAGCCCGCTATCAGGCCAGCCGCTCCGCCGACCTGCAAGCAGGAACCGGCTACCAGGTGCGCAGCCAGCTCATCGCCGACAAGCAGGCCAGCATTAGCAGCTTTCAGGATCTCGCCAACAAGGAAGAGGCCAAAGGCAACACTTGGATGGCAGGCCAACACCGCCTCAAGGCTCAGGAAATCCAACAACAGCTGCCGGCACTGCTGGCCGATCTGGAGCAGCTGCAGACGCCACAAACCAGCGCCGCCGGCATCGTCGCCGACCTGCTGGCCAACTACCGCTGGCTGGCATGGGTCGCCTTTGCATCCATCGCTGATTTCATACCCGGGCTTCTGATCGTGCTCGCCACCATCTATCCGGAAACCACCCGGCAACAGCGTAAACCCACAGAGCATGCGGGCTCTCCGGAGTTAACCTCATCAACTGAAGCAACACTGCAAACCCCGCAAGACGAAACACCAACCGATCAGCAACAAACCGAAAACCAGCAACCGCCGACCCTGTTCAAACTAATCGAACAACTCGACCGCATGCCCAGCTGGAAAGAATGCAACACCCGTGGAATGAGCTATCGGCAATACAAGAAACAACGCGACGAACTCGAAAAGGCAGGCATGGTCCGCAACGCCGGCGACGGCACCGGCTTCGAACTGGCAGCGGGAGGAGTGGCATGAAGATCATAATCAACGGCAAAACGGTCAATCTGAAATGGGCAAAGGGGCCGTTTATGGAATTGAAAGTATCCGCATTAGCTGAACTTGCAGGCTTTGATAGCCGCAACACTCAGAGCTATGCAGTCACAGTCACAGACATGTTTGGTGAGGGATCAGATGTTGTTTCGCGAGATTTTAAGCTGACCTTTAACCAACAGGAGTGGTACTCCGTGCATATCGAGCCAGCTCTTCAGAAGATTGATTTCGGGAAAAGGCCTCTGATACCTAGCGACTACATCGAGAGAAACATCAAAAACTTTCTCGAAGTTACTGATAGGTCAATGAAGCCCACGCCGAGCCGACTTCAAAGAGTTTGCCGCATTGGCTACAACCAAGCACTTGATACCCTGGAAGAAATGGAACGCCGAAAGATCGTTACAAAACTGGGGGACTGGGAATGGCAATGGTCTGAAATTTAAAGCTCCGGCCTAACCGGCCCGATAAGCCGGTTAGGCCCCGTCTGCTAAACCCTATCCTGACCCCATCGAATTACCGAGAGACACCACCATGCCAGATGGCTACGAAATCCGCGGCAAGAAAGTCCGCGTCTACTTCCGCTACAAAGGCGAGCTCTGCCGCGAACCGATCGGCAACGCCACGCCCGACAACATCAACCGGGCACAACGACTGGCGACCATCATCAACCTCGAAATCGAATCCGGCACGTTCGACTACGCCCGCCACTTCCCGGAATCTGAACGCATCAAGGCCAGCTCCTTCGGTCACTACGCCAGTATGTGGTTATCGATCCGCGAGGCCGACGTCGCTGCCAGCACCTGGAGAGCCGAGCGCAGCAAGTTCAACAAGCACATCCTGCCCAAATGGGCCGGACGCCAGATCAACAGCATCGACTACCTCGAAATCAAACTCTGGACCACCGAAGACCTGCGCGATTATTCCAACAAAATGATCAAGGAACTGGTTTACCTGGTCAGCTCCGTGTTTGAACTCTACAGCCGAGAGCACCGCACAGCGCTCAATCCCTGCAAGGACATCAACGTTAAACTGCCCGACGACGAAGACCCAGATCCGTTCGACCGCGACGAAATCAAAGCTCTAATGCAACTCGACACACCATACAAACAGGAACAGAACGGACTGGCGTTTGCGTTATGGGATGGCTGTCGCCTGTCTGAATGGACCGGTCTGGCATGGGAAGACGTCATCGATCTCGAACAAGGCATCGTCCGCTACGA